CTAGTTCGCTTTAAAATTATAAATCGGCTTAATAATATGTTTAATATCAATTGTTTCTTTTGTATTCTTAATAATTTCATCCATTGGCTTATATACCATTGGTGCTTCATCTAAAGTACTTTCTGCAACAGATGTAGTCCAAACCTCTGTCATTGTATTTTGAAAATCCTCTAAGTTAAGTACTTCTTTCGCCTTCTTACGGCTCATAATACGTCCTGCTCCATGAGGGCCAGAAAAGTTCCAATCTGGATTTCCTTTACCAAATGCAATGATAGAACCGTCTCTCATATTAATTGGAATGATTACTCGTTCATCTTTCTGAGCTGAAATAGCACCTTTTCGTAGAATCATATTTTCCATATCGATGTAGTTATGAATTGTAGTGAATTGATCGGTTACATTCCAATCCATTTTAGTGACGATTTCATCAATCATTGCTTTACGATTTAACTCCGCATATTTTTGAGCAATTTTCATATCATTCATGTAATCTTTAAATCCTTGTCCTTCTAAATAAGCTAATTCTTTGCGAATCACCGGTTTCTTAATTTCACGTAAAGCTTCATGTATTTCTTGTTGTCTACCTTCTTTCGTTAAACGTTCAATGATTTCTTCTTTAATAGATTTAACGTTTATAAGTTGCTCGTAAGCAAAGTTTTGATAATACTCTGCTACCTGTTTCCCTAAATTACGCGAACCACTATGAATGACAATGTATACATTTCCTTTATCATCCTCATTCAGTTCGACAAAATGATTGCCCCCTCCAAGCGTACCAATACTTTTTTGAGCACGTTGCAATGTAAACGGGGCTCTTACACTATCAAAATCTATCATTTTTGAAAATCTATGTTCCTTATCTCGAATACGAAAACCACTTGGGACAAATTTACGTATCGTTTCGTCTAAGTAATCGAAGTTGATTTCCTCTTTTTTCTTATTAATCATAACAACTTCCATGCCACAACCAATATCGTACTTACCTCTCAGTTTCCTGAAAGAGTGGACTATACCTTCTCTACAGTCATCGAGATATGCAGTCTCTACTGTAGGCTCACCGTATTAATTATTCCTCTTCAATTCAAAATGGATGAGGAATAATTCTGTACCTTAGTCTGCTAACATCGTACAAGTCTCTGAACCATTCGATTATGTCACCATAACCACTGGCTGCTGATTGCCCTCGCCTTTTATCGTTAGGGTTCCCAGTCAATTGAGTGAGTAGTTTAAAGTCTGAGCCGATTAGTTAACCCCGACTAAATTAGGAACAATTTTATCTTGAATCGTCATTGTTGTCCCAATCGTACAACCTGCGCCCGCATGTGTATCTGGCATAATACGAATCTTGCTATCCTTTACGAATTGTTGGTTACAAAGATCAATAATTTGACCTGCTGCAGTTTTTTCTACATTCGTAGTAAACACTTTTGCTTCATTGTATTTCCCTTGTAATTTCAACATCTTCTATTTCCCCTTTCCTTTAGTTTCTACAAAACATTAATTTATAGATATTATATATTTATAATTATATTTTCCACCACTACAGCTCATTTCCTTTTTTATAAAAAAAGACATAGAGATTCCTCCCCATGCCTACTAATTTCCTACCTTTTCACCGCATGTACGTAATGTTCTGTCTCAAAAGCTTCTAAATAATCGTTTCGTCCTTCAAAATATAATACATCAATATCCTCTGGTAATAAATGCTCATAAATGAGTAAGCCCGCCTTCTCTAACAGTGCTTCCATTTCAGCATAAGAATAACATGATTTCATCGGTTCTCCGCCTACCTCAGCCATTTTCACCATATTTTCAACTCGATTGGACAGTCCCTTTTCCGTAAATAAGTTTTCATCGGGATAATCAAAAACGATAGAACTACCTGCCGGAACCATCTCGAATAAACATTCTAATAAACTAGCAAGTTCCTCTTTCGTTAAATAGTACGTAACACCTAAAAGGCTAAAGAAAGTCTTTTTATTTTCAAATCCTTCATTGCGTAACTGTTCATAGGAAAATCCTTTCGTAAAATCCATTGAAACAAAATGAAGGTTATTTGGAACTTCAATTTCTACTTCTTTTATTCTTTCCTTCTTAAACGCCTGCGTAGAAGGATGATCCACTTCAAATATTTCTATTTTATTTTCTAATTCTCGGTGTCTAAAACTGAACGTATCTAAGCCTGCACCGAGTATGACGTATTGTTTCGCTCCTAATGTAATTTCATGTAGTAATACTCTTTCACAATATGCAGCACGTGCTAAAGGTGTTGGTGATAACTGAACTTGCGTAATCCATTTTAATATTTCTTTTGGATTGTCTTGAAACTGCTCTGCAATGTCTTTATTGAAAAAGTGAATCCCTTGAACCATGTTCGTTTCAATATTGTTACGTTCTTTTTGTGAAATGAAATCTTTAGCTACATAATCATCAAAGAGTTTAGGATTATCAAATTCACTAGTAAATGTTATATTAACCCAAAAAAAAGAGTCTTCATTATGAAGACTCTTTTTCTTTTATTTAAATGACCCCCAATAATCTACACGCTTTCCGTTTGCGCTCTTACCAGTTGCCATGTAACCATATGTTCCGTTTGCTCGTGGTTGTCTGATCCAAACGTGACCATCTTGCTCAATGCCATAGCCATCATATGAAACTGATTGACCCTTTGAAAGAGTCGCGATTAATGGCGCGTTACTGAATGGAGCTGTACGTAAATTGATAGTTGTATTCAACGTGAATGCTCCGCGCTCCCTAGCAAACCAACTAGAATCATATTGTCCAGAAGGTAATTGTGGTTGAGGTTGTGGTGTTGGTTCAGGTGGTACATAATCGCCAGAAACTAACTGTTGTTTAAACCACTCCACACGACCCTCAGCCAACATACGATGAGGACAATATTTTCCGTTTCGTTCCTGGTGTGTTTTAACGCGGTCGATTGGAATATTGAACTGATCCATTAACTGTCTAATGACAATGATCGCATTTTTTACAGCCTGTTCATAGCGTGAGCCACCAGATTTAGAATAACATATCTCAACTCCAATAGAATGGCGGTTACCGTGTCCGTTTGCGCCGTCTCCAGCGTGCCACGCGTTGCGATTGAATGGAATTAATTGAATTGCTTCTTTATCGTCTACAGCAATGTGAAAACTTGTTCCGGTTGAGTTATTAGCGACATTGTTTCGCTCATTAATTGCTGGGGCGTCATTATAAGTATTATGGAAAGTAATTTCCGTTGGCATCATAGGATTAGGACATAAAGTAGGGTAACGGCTTTCTGGTACTAACATTTGTTTGATTTGCATGTAATCAACCTCTCTAATTTAGTTTAATAGAATTGGATTAAAGTGCGCTGATATTAAATCAATGCACTTCGTCCACTTCTTTTTCTTTCGTTTTAATTTGTAATATATGTTTAATCTCGCCAATATCTCGAATTGATTCGGCTTGTTGTTTCATAATATCTTGATTATCTCTAATGACTGTTACATATTCTTTTTCTCGTTCGACACCTCTTTCGATAGTGTTTTCTAGTTTTTCTTCCCTTATCTCGTTACGCTTTAAGACATAGCGGAAAAGCCAGGCAAACCCACCGATACACAAGCCGACAACACCACCGCTTGCAAGTTGCTCCATGATGAAATTTTCCATTTTAGTTTCTCATTCCTTTCCTAATAATTCTAACACCTGGTTTAACTTTGTTTCTAGAGTGGAAATTGTATCACTTTGATTTTTCATAGTAATTTCTAAATCTTTCATTCTAGTTTCTTGATCATTTAAACGTTTGTCTTTATCTTGTATATCTTTGTGATTCTCCTGTATTCCTTTCCAACCTAGTGAAATCATCGCGTAAAGATCGACAGCAGAACCATCTTCATTAGCAATTAATTTTGGCGCGAATTCGGAAATAACACCTACACGAACAGGGCCGTATGCTTCGCCGATTTCTTGATCTGATTCAATCACATTCCCTTCCACATCAACAAACGGGGCTGACTCAATGTTCTTGTAACGGTATGTCATGATGTCAGTTTCTAGAATTATTTCTAATGCTGATCCTTCAAAGTTGCTAATGTCTTTTTTCCAAACTAGTGAAGACGCGTTTTGGAATGATCCCGCCGTAGCGTTAGACCAACCGCCGTCGTCACCTGTACGGAATTCAAAACGTCTTGCATTATTTTGCCATTTGAAAATGGCGTGTGTTCCAAATTGTTGCATCCAGTTAGCGCCTTGAATCCACATTGCACAAAGGCGTGTTCCGTTGTGGTTAAACGCATGACCGCCACCATATGAAGAGTATTCCGTTGTTTGCGATGATCCGACACCGACGCCCGTTATATATTTAAGTCTACCTTGTGCGTCTTTGATAGACCATGTAGACCAATCCTTTGCATATTTACCGCCTACGATATTTCCGAATCCATCAAAGTAAATGGCTTCTGGAGGGTTGAATTGGATTGTTGGACGCGTTGATCCTTGCGTTGCTTGTACCATGATTCCCTCTGGAGCAGTTAAACGCAACCCGTAACCATCAGTTGCAAGCGGTACTTCACCTAATGCGATTGTTGCCAGGTTATTCGGGGCCCAGATTCTAAACTCACTAGGCTCTATAGCTGAAGACCAGCGATCACTAGTAACATTTAAACGGCCCGGCAATGCTTCAACATGCTTCCCGCCATAAGGTGAACCGTTCGGCGCTACTTCGTAAACCTGTAGGCCACCTTCTTTTAACTCGGCATAGTTTTGAGCGTTTCTAGATTTGTCCAACGGGCCAAAACTTTTAATGATACTGTTGAATATTTCAACTCTGTTTGTTGCGTCTTTAGCGTTATGACTTTCATATTTAACACCCTTGATAGTGTTAGCCTGGAAATGTTGGGCCGTAATTGCACCGATAAGGTTTATCTTACTTGCCTGGATCGTTGCTGTTTCTTTTGTCAAGTTAATACTTGCGATTAGGTTGTTTTCTTTTACTGATAGATTGATATTTTTTTCGTTAACCTGGATTCTACCCTCTAACGTTTTTACATGTGCGTCCTTCGCAAAAGTTCCGTCAGCTTGTACCCTTGTGTAAACTTCTGTTTTCGTTGCCCTTAGATCAATGCCGTCTTTATTTGCTTTGATTGATCTTTCTAACTCTGTGACCTTCTGGTTGTATTGTTCTGTTGCGATACGTTTTGCAAGTTCTTCACGCAGATAGTCAACGTCGGTAATGTCTTTTGGGTTTTCCATAAACTCACTTGCAACTTTACCACGTTGCAACATAGGGCACGCCATCCAAAAACGGCCGTTACGCTCATTGTAAACACGGAATCTTATGAAGCCTGTATTAGCTGGCGCTTTCGTTGTTATTTCGAACCTTCTCCAAATGTGATTAGTAAGCTCAACCCTAGTTCTATTTGTCGCTATTCTAGTTTTCTTGTCAGCGCTCCACCATTCTATTTCAATAAAACAACCTGTTCCAGCGTCGAAAGCTGGTGGTTTTCCGTCAGTAATGAAATATGCAGAAGAAACAAAGTCTTCGCCAGATTGACAAGGTATAAACTCACCAGTAATGCCGAACCACCTGTTTTGTGTTAGCCCTGTAGAAGTGAATAAGAACGACGCATTCCCTTTGTATGTTAGATTTTTATCTATACTAGATGTTGCGCCTTCTGTTTTATTGAATATCCAATACTTTTCGTTTTGTGAAAATGATGCATTTCGCAATTCGTTTGTAGAGCCAACGCCCGCAACGTAGTCTTCAACCTGTTTAGATGTCATTTTTGCGCTCAATTCATCTGACAATTGTTTCATTTGAGTTTCTGAACTTGTGATCTGTTGACCCTGTTTCGTTGTTAGTTCAGTCAAGTTTTTCACGTTCGTTTTGATCCCGTCAGCGTCCTTCGTGATCTCCGTTACTTTTTCGTTGAACAATGTCTCTTTCACTCCGTCTTCTGGTGAGGGCGCGAACGTTTTCGGCATTGATCCTTTTAATACAGATACATTTTTGAAATAGCACTCACTACCATCATTTGAACGATCACCGTAAACATATAAATTAAACGCCTTCGACATGTCTGTTCTGGCTTCTAATTTTCCTGTAAAATGAATTCTAACCCACTTTTTAACAGGGTTAATCATTAGTTCTGGACAACCACTGTAGAAACTTTGTGTGTTATTTCCAGTAATAAAGTGATGGAAGCCTATTGCCAGTTTATTGTTTGCTGTTTCTGTCCATACATCTACAGCGATTGTAAATGTATCACCTGGCTGGAAATCGTTGACGAAACTTTTTGGCATGCCTTGAGATAACCCAAGCCACCTTTTACCGCCTACGATCGGGCCATTCTTATTAATTACAGCAACTACAGGATAACCAAACTTTTTATCATTTACGTGCATGTGATAACCCTTTGTAGGGTCTGTAGTACCGTTGTTATAACCTGTAGACCAGTTTCCAGAGCGCAAATTGCCGTTTAGGGCTTTGTCCCAACCTAAATCATTGTCAGCCCAATAGTGCGTAAAGTCTCCATTGCGTACATAGTTTCGATCACCAGCGTCATTAACAATAGACTCTGTTTTTGTTATACGCTCTGTTACACCGTCAACACTTTGTTCTAACTCATAAGTTGACTTGCTAAAGTCCGTCGGTACTGATCCCTTTTCCAGTTTAGGACGTTTAAAGCCGAACTTCTTACCTTTAGACGCTTCTGATCTCGCAAACCTTAAACGCATACCCCAACCCGTGGCGCGTCCGTCTATCTGGAATGTAAATGATCTTCTTGACCAACCGCCAGCAGGGAAGCCAGTTTGAAGGTTTTCTGTCCATGATCCATTGATAAATTGGAATACAAGAAAATCAACATGAACATCATTCTGTAGATCGACACTGAATGTCATATCTTTCCCTTTTTCATAGTCTCCCATTTTCGTATTATCTAAATGGAATTGATAGAAAGAGTCGGTTTGATCTGTACATTCGACAATCATGTAATCCTCGTGGAACGAGTGGCCAGCCTTATTAAGCATTGCACCGCCGACCATTCCGATTGTTTGTGGTCTTTGATTTCGACCTGTATTAATGATCCAGTTTTCACCGCCGACCGTGCGCGCTTCAACTTTTTCTAACTTTGTAGAAATTCTTCCCGCTTCTTCTTTGATCTCTGTTGTAACGCTTGTGAATTTCCCCTCACTTACTGTATCTTCTGGCGCTTGTCTCCACGGGTACGCCTTTTTAGTTACTGATAACATAGGACTAGACTGTTGATAAACCCACCCTTTAGCGTGCGAACTTTCCCAGGCTTCAACACGAATAACATTATCTTTAGAGTCAAGGTGTTTTTGTTCAATCTTAAATGATCCACTAACCTGTTTCCATTGGTTTGTGGCGCTCTCTACCTCTGGGCCGAAACCTAAACCATCATACATGCTTTGTTGCATTCTCTCGCCATCTTTAGCGCCTTTTATCCTAACCCAAACGGAATATGTTACCGTGTCGCCTAAATTCAATTTACCTTCATTTTTAAGGGTTGTGAAGTGATAGGCCAGGCCGTGCCATGCTCCCAAAATATCGACTACAGCATTATCATTAAAACGATCTTTAGAAAGGGCAACTGATTCACCTTTAAAATAAGTTGGTGGTATTAATTCCTTTGTACCTCTCATAAGGTTAATTACATCAGTGTCCATGTTCTTGACGTCTGTTTCAACTTTCTGGATCAACTTTTTATTTCCGTCAACTGTACTTTCTAGCGTGTTTATTTTTTGCGACTGACCACTAATGTTTTTGTTAACTTCAACAATAGAATTAGAAATACCCTTGATCGACTGTTCTTGTTTTACGGTGATTTCTTTTAGTTCTCCGTCAGTTTTCTTTAACTGGCTGATCTCATTTGTGAACCCGTTTAAAGATTGCTGGTGTTTAACTAACGTTTCGTTAATTTCTCCATCTTTCTTTTTTAACTGGCTGATCTCATTTGTAAAACCATTTAAAGATTGTTGCTGTTTAACTAATGTTTCATTGATCGTTTTATCAGTGGTTTCTAGTTTCTGAATAGACTGACTAAAGCCGCTTATTGTTTGTTGCTGTTCCGCTACTGTTTTGCTAGTCGTTTCCGCGTCTTTCTTAATCTGACTAATAGAAGTGTTGAAACCTTCTAAAGACTTTCCGATCTGTACAATTGTTTGATCAACTTTTTGGCCGTTAACCTTCAATTCCTTCAATGTTTCTTGTGTACCGCGTTCCGTTTCTTTTATCTCTTTTGTGATCTGATCTAAAGACTGTACACCACCCTTTAAACCTTCTATTTCTTTGTTTAGATCGTTAGCTTTAGTTTCTAATGATTCAGCTTTCTTTTCGACTTCTCCAGCGCGTTTTTCCATATCTGATACACTTTTGTTTAATTGATTTGTCTTTTCTTGCACATCTTTTGCAACCTGGTCACGGATTTCCTTCTCCAGTCCAGAAAAATCTTCTGTTACATCTTCCCACTTACCACCACGCCAGATTTTCAGAATGCCAGGTTTTCCGTTTGAAGTGTCCAACCATAATGATTTCCCTTCTTTTAACCCTTCTGTTGGCGCGTTTGGGCCGTCGTGGATCGTAACTGAATTATTTGTAACCATTTCATTTAACTTCTCTGTAATCTCTGTTACACGCTTGTTAGTTTCAATAACTTCATTCATTTTGCTTTCTTGTTCCTGGACAAGTTTGTTGAGCTGATCCAGCATAGGTTTACCTGCTTTATTTTCAAGTAATCCTTGAACACGGTTATACATTCTTCTCATTTCCGCGTCATAATCAACGATTTCATGATATTCACCGAAAGTATATTTGTTTCTATCTGGATTAGTATTAGACTCTTTCCCACCGATCGCTCGCGCTTCTAAATACAAGGCAGGTGTAAACGCCGTGTCTTTAATTCCGATCGTATCACCTTTCATGATCAATTCATGACGTAGGCCGAACACTTCAGCAATATCTAACGCGTCCACCTCATAACCGACTGAAGAATTCTTTCTTTTCTCCATTTCAGTTTTCATAAGAGTCATTAAACGTTTTGCGTCAATTTCTCCTTCTGTTTCTGGTTGATAGAAACCGTATTTATGTTGGCCGTTCTCACTCCAGCGCTGAAATGCTTCATTATCAACAATGTAAGGTGATCCGTTGTTGATCTTTTCTATTGTGATAACTTCATTATCTTCACCACGCGCGAAACCAAGCAGGGCCGTACAAATATTTTTAGTGTGTTCAATACGTGTTACATTGATCAAGTCTTTTCCTAGTTCGATTTCTTTTCGTGTAACGCGTCCAATCTTTTCGACTAGATCAACGAACCAACCTGTTATAGTGTTTCCGTCTACTTCTACACGATAATTCAATTCTAAGTTAAATAAAGTTGCTGTTTTCTTTAATAGAGTTAGAGGGTCTGTGAATTCGTCTAGTGTCATTGTTCTAAAGGAAGCATAAGCAATATTCCCTGGTTGCCACTTAGTACCAGCAGTTGCAAGCGCTACATATTGATGTGCTGTTAACCCTTCTAACTTTTGTGGACGAATAAAGTTGGCCTTTCTTAATCCTGTCCATGATCCGACCGCCCTAACTGTAATAGAACGATCACTTGCCGTTTTTTCAACTTCGTCTTCAATAGTGTATGGAATTACATTTCCTTCACGATCCTGGCGCAACACTAAGTTTTGTTGCTGTAATGCTATAGCCTGGCGCGTTCCGTCAAAGACTTTGAATTCTAGAATGTCAACATTGTTTTTTAATTCCCACTCGCGCATATCATCCCAATAATCTTGATCCTGGAATGTTGCCACGATTGATTGTGTTTTAAAATCTATTATGTGAAGTTCGGTATTTTGCATTTATTATCTGTACCTCTCTCTATATGTTACTTTTGCCTTTATATCTGGTGGCATAATTGAAAGTCTGTTCTCCCCTCTTATGATCTTAGGGAATGAACTAAAAATATCTTTAGCGGAAATAGCGTCCTTTCCATTGATCGTAACAAGCGAACGCTCTGTATCTATTATAATTTTGTCGCCAGTGTCTAGCAAATAAGGCTTGCCACCTGTTCCGACCTTATTAACCTTCCAAATTTTCAGATCATCAATTCTCATATCATTGACAAACCTGTGATCTTGCCAGCGTTGAATACCAATAGCGATTTGGGCCACTCTTCGGCCTGTTACCGTCATAGGGTTGTTTTCATCGTCTGTAAAGAATTGCACCGCGCTTGCGTCGTCTATTTCCGTTCCTGTTCTAAACCTAGCAAAGTATACAGACCACGTTTTCCCGCGTCTAGCTAAAGAGATACGGCCATAAAAGTTATTGAATGCTGTATTTCCACCACCAGCAGAATCATACATTTTTCTAGTGTTGTTCGGTTGCATACTATTTCCGATCCTTGCATATCCGTGCGCGCGTTCTACAGTCCAATAAAGATCATTCATGTTAATATCGGCCACTAAATCACCTTGTTCATCCAATAAGAATAGTGATACACGGCCCATTTCTCCAGGGTCTTTACATTTTAGCGTTACGTATGCTTCAACTTTAAAGTCTGTTAACGGCCCGCCTGGAATTGATCGTTTTAAAATAGGGCCTGTGAACGCTCCCTGTTTAGGCGTCCCAAAATCTTCAACTTCAAATGCATATCTACCAGAATTAACTCTAAATTTACCCGTACTTTCCATTCCTGGTACTGTCTTCCCCGCGTCAGTCCATCCAACCAGGTTGTTCATTTCGTCCCACAATACGCGTTCATTCTCCTGGACAGGTTTGTCATTGATCGACATAGGTTGACCGATACGGAAATACTGGCGTTCTTGTGGATATTTACCAAACCATACATCAAGATTTGTCGCGGGCTTAGTCATTTCTAATTCGATAATAGGCTTAGCTTCTATTGTACCTTTATTGCGAAAATATGCGTTTTGTTCCGTCGTCCAGTCCTGTTTAAAATCAATGGTTTGTACAGCGCCTAATTTATAAGGCATAGGACATATGAACTTCAACGTACCTTGTCCAATATCGACTAATTGATCTGGATTAAGTTCATCGTCAATAACAGCTAAATAAGTACGATCTTTTTCGTCATCGAAAATTAATTCGGCTGGCTGATCCGTATAAAGCCAATCGGCCAATTCTTCTTTTAACTTTTCACCTTGTTCCGATGTTTCATACATAAATGCTACTGGTATTAAAATTTCTCTCATTTTCGTTTCTGTACGCAATAAGCGCCCGCCAGGATAATGTGGTACTTCTAAGAACGATCGTTCAATAGGCGCCCATGCAGGACGTTTAACGCCCTGTAATGGAATCACCTTATCATTTCTTTTTCCATTAAAACTAAAGAATGCTAATTTATCAAAACACTTCATTCTTTCACCTCTTAAAATAGTTTTCTAGTTTCTTTCTTTCTAGTGTTTACACGTTCTACAGTGTCGGCCACCAATTCACCTACAGCCTTTCCATCCATTTCTACAGTTGCTCGCAAATGAATTTCCTTGTCTTTGTCGCTAACACCGCCTAACGATTCCGCTACACCGTTTCCGATCTTCTGGAATACATCGTCATTTAATGGCATGATCGCTTCATCGTAGCCTTTAGCGTCACCGATTTTAACCATACGTTCCATACCTGGTTTAAATACACCACCGTTTGCGAAACCGCCAACACTAGGGGATACAGCCATACTACGGCCACCACCAGATGCAGGAGCAGGAGCAGAAAAACCTAGAGCGCCAGCGACAGCACCGCCAACAGCCTTTGCAGAATCTGCTATACCACTTATGAAACCTTTCACTTTATCTACAGCTTTTCCAATCCATCCGACAACTTTATCAACAATCTTCCAAGCGTCTTCAAATGGCCCGCCTATAGCTTTTGTTACAACTTTGAACACTGTACCTATTGTGTTAACAGTACCCTGAAAAAATGATAACAGGCCGTTTAAAACACCGTCAGCAACATTCACTATCGTATCCCATGTTTGTTGGAAGAATGTAACTATTGAATTCCAGACACCTTCCCAATTTCCAGTGATCAAGTTTAAAACAAGTGATATTACTAATTGTATCGCGTTCATTACCGTTTCGATAATACCACGAACTACAGGAAAAACAGTTGTTATAATGCCCAGGATAACGTTTAGTGCTGTTTGGAATACTACCGAAATTACACCCCAAATAACTTCAGTTATCTGTTTTATTGCCTGGTTGTTATTATCCCAGAATGATTTCACACGGCCGATTACCGATGTTACAACAGAATTCACCTGGTTTACTATAGTTGTTACATATGGAGAAATGGCACCCCAAACAGCATTAGTAACCTGTAAAATGCCATCCCAGCACATAGATATGAACGATCCAATAGGGCCGATAAGAGACATTACACCGCTAGCTAAGTTTGTTACAATACTGATAACGCCTGTTACAACGTCAGCTATTGTTTGTTGAGTTTGTGGCGTTAGTCCGATCTTTTCCGCTATCTTGCTAGCTTCTCCCCAATCACCCGTAACCAGGGCCATGATTAAATCAACACCCTGTTTAACACCTTCAATAACAGCCATTGCCATTTCTTGCGCTTCTGGAGATAGCCCCATCTTTTCAAAAATCTTTACAGCACTATCTGGCACACCTTCACCAGACTTTGCATTCCATAAATCAACAAAGGCAGTACCTAAAGTTTGCAAAGGCCCCATGATCCCCTCAATTACAGCAGACCATTGCGCTTCCTTCTCCTGGGCCATTTGCACGGCTTCAGCGCGCTTTTGCATTGTTACTTCAGCTTCTCGCATTTGCTGATCATATTGCTCTTGTGTGATCATACCAGCGTCGAGTTGTTGTGCAAGTTCCTGCTCTTTAGTTGCAAGCATTCCTTTATAGGTAAGATTTTCATTCATCAAGTTTATAGCGTCAGTGCGCTTTTGGTTGTATTCATCCTCGTTTATGATCCCTTGCTTTAATTCATTCTGCAGAATCAATTCTTCCATTGCTAATTGATTTTTTGTTCCCGCTAGCAATTGCGTGGCTTCTACAGCTTGTCCAGTCGGATCAAGATAGTTTGTAATTCCTTCTATCAGTCCAGTTGTTCCATTTGTTGCACTCATTAAGGCTGGCGTCATTTTATCATATAAAACCAATCCCAGGTTTGACGCGCTTGACATCATGTTTTTAGTTGCTCCGTCAAGGTTGTTAGACATAACTTTCGCCATCATATCAGCCGATCCACTCGACATATCCATGTAACGTTTTAATCTATCAAATTCCGCTGTACCGCCTTTAATAACTGGCAACCATGCAGAAAAGGCTTCTTGTCCAAAAATAGCTTTTGCGGAAACGATTTGTTGTTCTTGTGATAAATTGCTGAATCCTTTTGATAAATCGCCGACAATATCACGTATATTTCTCATTGATCCATCAGTATTTGTTGTTGAAATTCCCAACGCGTCAAGGGCTTTACTCGCTTCTTTAGGTGGCCCAGCTAAACGAGATAAACCAGCACGCAAAGCAGTACCCGCCATTGATCCTTTTGTACCAGCATTTGCGAATTCACCGAGGATAACGTTTGTGTCTGATAAGTTCATACCAAACGAGTTTGCAACTGGCGCAACATATTTCATTGCTTCCCCTAATTGATCAATACTTGTATTTGTTTTTGACTGTGTAACCGCGAATAAATCAGACGCTTTTCCAGCTTCGTTCGCTTGCATCCCAAAACCAGTCATCGTATCGGTTACAATGTCGGTTGCCCGTCCTAAATCCATATTACCAGCTGTGGCCATACTTAATAGCGGGCCAATCGCACTAATTTGCTGGCTAGCATTCCAACCAGCTAAAGACATAAATTCGAAACCTTCAGCAACTTCAGTGGAACTATAGCGGGTTGACTTACCTAATTCACGAGCTTTTGCGGTTAATTCTCCCATTTCATGGCCAGATGATCCGCTAATAGACTGTACTTTACTCATTTGTTTTTCAAATGACATACCTTCTTTTACAGCGCCGACCAATCCAGTTGCTAAACCTAAAGAAGCGCCAGCAACTCCAGCAAGGCCAATCCCCATTGCTACAGTGCTAGCGCCTACCATGCCAAATGTTTTATTAACAGGATTAAAGCCATTAGAGATAGATTGAGAGGCTTTTCGCCCCTCGTTCTCACTCCTTCTTAGGCCGTTCCTGTATTCAGTATCTTTTAAACCTAGTGTTCCAAATATCTTGAATACTTCCAACCTTATTCCCTCCTAAACTGTTTACTTAACTCACGCGCGTTTTTCATGACTTGTTCAACAGGGATTGTTTCTTTTTTGTATTTGTTACCCCTATCGCGGTAACCTGTTTCAATTAAGTAATCACTAAATGACTTATCACGGAAAGGATTATTTATATAAGCGTCCCAGCGCATATCGTATTCAATAGCCTTGTCCGTTACAGTCATATATAAATCTATTAAGAAACTCCAGGGAAGTTCTAACACATCTTTTAACGATCCGTAACGTTTGGCCATGCGATCAATAATAGTACCTATTACATGCTTAGGTTCGTCACGGATTTCATAAAAGCCGAAATACCACCAACACGCTTAAATGCATTGAATACAATGTCAAAATCTGATCCACATAACTCTTTCATTTCACCTTTAGGAAGGTCTGACATACCCGCCATAAGGTTGAACATTGCTTCAGCATCTTCACCCATCATCATCAGAATTTTGTTGTTTAACAGCATTGCAAAGTTGAACATACTTGAATTCTCTTTATCAGTTAGCTTTTTCCCTTCAGCTTGCTTTCGCGCACTTTTAAAGAAGTTATCAACGTCACTCGCAGGTACGTCACCTAATAATTGATGTTTACCAGCTAAACCAGCAATAACCATGCGTTGCATTGCGTTAGGCTCTTTCATATTGTATTTATTACCGTTTAATAGTTCGAATTGTACTGATTCCATTTATATAACACCCTTCTGAGATAAGTATTTTAATATTTAGAAAGAGGGCCTAAACCCTCTGTTATTTATTCTTCGATCTTTTCAGCGTCTATAAATACGCGCGCATGATTTTTTTCAAAGTCTGGCCCGCACTTACCGTCTGGCTCAAAGATTTCAATTTCAAATGGTGGTGTCATTGGATCGTTTGGATCGTTATGTCCTGTGAATTCCACCTCTGGAGCAACTTCAGCTTCACTGAATACAGCTTCAAAACCAGATGTAGGTAACGCGTTAAACATCGTGATTCGATAAACGTTACCGTCATTACTTCGACCAATTACAGTAATGTCATCAATGTAAACATCATCCCCACAAGCGTTCATAAGGTTTTCATTTCCACGAATGATTACGCCTTTACCTTTTACTTTTCCTGGCCCCGTTCCATCTTGTGTGTACTCTTGAATTTGGGCATTTAACAAGAAGTGTTTGATTAAATCTTTTCTGATCCACTCCAGGAAGCCCGCTTTCATTTTTGTTTCTGATTCAGATACATATTGTAGGCCTTTCACCTTACCGCGCACACCGCGTGCTTTAATAGCTTCTAAAGAAGGTGCGTAAGTAAATGACAAGTCACCTTGTGTAGCGCCTACGTCGATCATTTTTTCTTCGCCTTGTTTCCAGTTAAAGAAAATGCCTGTACCAGATCCCAATACAATGTTTTCTGGCGTGAATTTATTAAATTGTGCAATCATGCTTTGTCACCTCGTGAGTTATTTTGTGTCGTGTCCCGACGTTCTATATTTAACTAGGCTGAATCTAACTTCTTTACACCTCATTTCGAGATCATCGACAGGAAGATTCATTCTAGATATAAAATCAGTTTGGATCGTTAGCGATTTACATGCATTGATCAATGTACGATTTACAACCGCGTCATAGATTTCCTGGCTCGCAACGTCCAGTTTGTTGAAGTGTTCTGAAACACCCCATATATTTACGGTTACCGTAAACTTTTCACTGTACTTACTCATAGTAGCGTCACTTTGCAGATCAAATACCATGTAAGGTAGTTGTATATTTTCGTCTACAGCTTCCTCATAATGCACATCAATTCCGAGTGGATCAGCAATGTCCCACAACAATTCATTGACGTACTCAACAACCTGGATCATTTATCCATACCACCCTTCATTGTTTGCGCAATAATTTGTTTTACTTGGCCTTTTGAACTCTCTCCAGCTTTACGCATGGCCCGTGTTCCTTTTTTACCGCGTGTAACGTACCATTTACCTGTGGTTTTATCCTTGTACTTCCACGGTGTTTTTCGGCCATTTTTTTCGGAATAAATACCCGTTCCGAATTCTTCGTATATTAAATTGTCATCGTTCCCGCCCACAATCGCCTGTAAGTTTTGACCTTCACCAGTTACTTTGCTTGTAATTGTTCTGGCTGTTGCGCCACTCTTTTTCCTGGTGTTTATCTTCGCTTGCGCTTCAATATGTTTGATCGCTCTTTGAAGGGCCACTTTTTGCAATTGCGCCGTTCTTCTTTCACATTCAGCGCGCCTTGATATGAATTCGCCCATTATGACCACACATCCAGCGCGACCTCTATATGATCGTTAGAGTTATAAGGGTTTGACGCTTTAGTTGCACGGTACTCTTTCCCATCTTGTATAACTTTATCGCCAGCCCTTACATCAATAACGGAACAATACATAATAGCGTCAGTTGAGTTAACAATGCGATCCTGTTTAAAGCCCGCTGGTGATCCTGTTACCAATTCATCAACAATGGCTACAACCTCATTAATCTTCTTAAATTCGCCTTTGTCATACGGGTTTTTCTTGTCCCGTTCGCCTTTACGCTGTATTTCCGTAGGTTTGCCGTGTTTGGCCAGTAATCCCGCGATACGCATTTGTTACCTTCCTTCTGGCCTACGTCCGCGAATACGCACACTTGGTGTTCTCATTCGCCTTGATAGCCCTGTTAATAATGTTTTGGGATAAATCCCTTCTGGCCCATATTGAACGCGATACGATCCCATTTGTTCACTTACAACGTCAGCACCTTCGCCAGATAAGTGATAAGTTATTAATCTAAACGCTACAACCTCATAAGATTTAGGGAATTCACGCCCTTCAGCTTCAAAATCAACGCCAGTATAACCAACGATAAACTCTGTCACTACAGGGATAAGAATGTCTTCAATGTATTCCTTTTGCATGGCCGTATACTCTTTTTGAGTAGATTTAGCGTAACGATCAAAAGTAGTTATCATTTTCATGTGTTAATCTCTAAAAAAGGGAGAGCCAAAACCCTCTTAATTTTTAGCAGTAGCCTTTTCAACTTTTCCAGCGTGTGCATAGATTGCGTTTTTCTTCATGTCTAACACGAATGCATCATAGTAGAAACGGCCCTCTACTAACGTTCCAGAAATTCCTGGTGGATCAAGGTGTACTTTTGTTTCAGCCAATTTAACAGGCGCAACAGTTGCCGACTTATGAGTGATAATGAATTCTTGACCATTCATAAATGACTTTGGTGTTTTGATGATAGCAACGCCGTCAACCTCACCGACTTGACCTTTTAAAAGGATTGTTCCTTGTGCTAAATCACTAGCTTTCGTGTAGTTATCGTCTAGCTTTAATTTATTGATATATGCAGGTGTTGCATGACACACGCGGTTTTCTGGTACAAAGTGATCATCCAACGTTTCTTGGCCAGCTAGGAAGGATTCATAAGCATTTGTCTTAGTAATAGCACCGTCTACTTTTGTTCCAGCACCTTCAGACATAACTTTTAAGCGGTATGTTTCAATTTCTGGAATAACAACTTCACGCATTTGACGCGCGATCGCTGGCGCAACCTTTACTTCACTTTCTTCTTCGTTCATTTTGTCCATTGTGAATGTGAATGAGCGGTCTTTTTTCATGATTTCTTCCTGTAGATCGTTGCCTAATTCATCAGCTTGACCGTATCGACCTTGACCAGAACGCTTATAATCATTCATTTCTACAGTTTGAACAGATGTAATTTTGATTCCTTTTGCTCCAGTGAATTCATAATCCTGGTTTGTTGAAGCAGTTGTAACAGCAGACGGCGCGAAACGCTCATCTACTAAAGGTGAAAACTTATGTGTTAGATTTAATGTAGTCATTCTATAAATCCTCTCTCTTTGTTTAATAGTTTTGGAATAGCTTTTATAATGACGTCAATTCCGTTGGTCATTATCCTTATTGCCACTCTTTCATGAAAGCGTCACGGATCGGATCACTACCGCCTTTGTCACCAGCGCCTTTTGATCCACCTGGTGTTTTATCAGCTAAACTCGTTTTAACACGCTTAGTTAATTCACTGTCAAGATTTGCTTTGAATGCTTCTACATTCTTTGCAATCTCTTCTTCAGTGTCGCCGATCACGTTCATAGCAAAGCCAGCACCAAAACCAGCTCCTGCTAACTTAGCAACGGCAACGTCTTTCATTTTAAGATTGTGGGCCGTTTGCTTCTCCTGGTCACGCTCTGTTTTGATCTGGCGCATTTCGTCCATTAATGTTTCCACTTCTGTTTTATTCTTTTCACCGAATTCCTTTTCGGCACTTTCGCGGGCTTTTCGTTGTTCCTCTTTTCGGATTTTACCCGCAACGCGATTTACTTCAGCTTGAATTTGCGCTTCCACTTGCTCTTTAGTAAATGTTTCTGGTGTTCCTCCACCATCTCCAGCAGGGTCATCACCTTCGCCACCTTCAGAAAAGAATTGTAGGCTGTTCTTAAGATCAGATAATCGAATTGCAGGTTTTACAATCCCCGTACTAACTAAAAATTTTTTCATGATATTACCTCCACATTTTAAGTCGGTGTGTGACTATGTTTGCCTCGGTTTTTCGCGTCCGTTTCCACACTTATTATATAAAAATTATATAGTTATAGACTTTCTAATAAGTTAGTCGTAACTTTTTTAATAGTTTCTCTACGTTGTTTCGGTGTTGTTTCGTCTGTCATTTCGTTTAACACAACAACTTTGTCATTAAATAAATCTTGATCAATTTCTTCCTGGTGTTTTCCTAGCACTCCTAAAAGTACACTAATCAATGCCACCTTCTCTTTTTGATCTAAGTTTTTCATGTTATCACCCCTTTTTTCGGCTGGAATAACTTGTCATATTGCTGATAAGTCATTTCCACATCGTTTGTTTCGACGCTCTTTCCGTTCTTATCTCGTACCATACGTATATTTGCGTATCGTATGCCCTCAAGGTATGGAATAGCTAGCGTTCGACAGCGTGCATGTAATGGAGGGTAGTTGCTTCCTGGGCTTGCATCAGCCGTTATATAAATCTTTCCAGTGTCTAACGATCTACAGCGGGTAGAAGTCCTAGCATCGAATATTACATGTAGTTTGTATTTATCAATGTCAGCTTCTTCATAACTGTCTAACGTGGCCTTTCCGTAGAAATAGGCTTGTTCTGTATAGATCATAGTAATGGCATTACGCAACGGCGCTTTCATCTTCTCCGCAAACCGTACAGCTATTTCATCAGCGTGTAGGCCCTGTAAAACACCTTGTGTCATTTCGCCTCGTAAATGGAATAATAGTGTTCTCTTATTCTCCCATAAACGATCACTGAATTGGTTACCACTCCAAGGGTGACTTAACACATTTTCAATCATCTTGTCATTAATTTCATAGACCTTACTTTGTATACCATGTCTGTAAAAGTCGTATTTATTACTGATCAAAGTGTCCTTAAACGTTGTTGTAAATAGGCTGCAAAGGCTTTTTTCTTCTGTCAACGCTCTTTTTCCTAACTTGATTAGCATTTCACTTTGTACGGCTTCTAATCTACTAAGTTTTTTCATGTCCAGATGGGCTTTCACATCCTGGGCAATGTTCGGCGCTATGATCTGATCACTATTCTGTAATTCATTCAGAAACTCTACTAAACTAATACGCCTGTCATGTTTCTCACGCTTATTAAGAGCCTTGACCAATTCGCTATAGTCAAAACCCTTTCGCGATAGATAGGCCCTCATTTCGGCCGTTACTTCCTTTTCAGCGCGTGCGAATGATTGACGCATACGCTTTTCTAGTTTCTCGGCTTCAATGTATCCTTTCGCTTCCTGGGCTTCAGCACGTTTGGCCCAATATGCTTCACTGTTCATAGGCCACCAGCACCAGCAAGGGCAATAATAGAATCAATCTCTTTTTCTGTAGGTTCGTAGCCTAAACTATTTCTGATTGATCTTTTTACTGTCTCCCTGTCCTTTTCCTGGCGTTTGATATTTGTCACCGTCAGATAGTTGTCGCTCTTGTGTAGCATCGTTCTTTCCTTGTTCTTCCACGTTATCATTTTCCCCACTGAAAGCATCTTTGTACGAGTCATACTCTTCTTCCTCCTGTTCCTTCTTCATTTCTATTAAGTGTTCAATGTCTTGTACAGCAGATAGATATTGATAGATAAACTTATCTGGCAGTCCAGCTTGACGCAATTTCACAACAAGATCAGCTTCTTCTAAATAGTTAGCTGGTAAGTTAGGTGTAAATTGGATTTTAACGTCTTTTAATCCAAACTCTTTTGATCCTGGTAATTTATCAAGGTATCCTTTGATGATCCCTAATTGATCTGTTAGCGCACGATTAAACATACGCTCTTTTTGCCCGCGTACTTGCTCCAGGGCCAACAATTTATATTTAATAGCGATCCCAGACAGGTTACCGCCGAATTCCTTGTCATTCATGTTCGGAACGAATGTATATTTGTGTATATCGTTTTCTACACGGGTTTTCATGTTTTCGTTGAACGTGTCATTGATCTGTTTTACAAGCCATTCAGCATCCCCATTTTCATCTAACAGCATTACTTTATCTTCTTTTAGGCTGTTTATATCATCCTGGTTTGTTTCGTTCATGTTAACTAACTTTAGGATCGCGTCAGTGAAGTCAGATAAGTCTTCCATTGATCCAGATTGCAGATCATTATACGCGTCAATAATCGGAAGAATATCTTCATAGTCTCCTAATTCAAACTTATTGTTCTGTATCTTAATAACTGGAATACGTGGGTTTCCGTCTTCATCTACAATGTTGTGTGCCTGTTCTTCTTCTTGGCTCATGTTCTCAATGGAAATGTCCAGGATTTCGTTTAATGGTTGTCCTAAAATCTTTCCTTCATACACAAACGAGTATTTAATGTATTGCACTTTGTCATAGATCGTCATTTCTACCTTGATTTCATTATCTTTCGTTACTGTCTCACTAAAACGAATAACGTCTGTAATCTTAGGTTTGATAGAGTCATCATAGACAGCAATCGTATGACGCGGATCAATGTCTTTATAATTCAATTCGCCTTCTTCATCGTGATAGAACAAGCGGAATGCACGGCCATAAATAGACATATCAAGGGCATTATCATAATCTACTGTCTGTCCGTCGTTTTCATCCATTATGTCAAGCGCTGGCTCTAACGCTTCAGTTTCCGTTGTATTATACGTTACAGGCATTCCCATGAAATAACCCGTGCTGATCGTTGCTGTGTACTTAGGGAAGTTGTGAACGATCCTAAACGTCTTGTTACCGTTCTTCCTATCCTTCTTATTCTTTATTTCATGATGTCCCATGTAGTATTTGTATAGTTTTTGCAGGGCCAAATACCCCTTACTATTCCCAACTCCTTCTTTGATACGAAAATCAAAGTAAAATTCTTTTGCTTCTTCAAATGTAAGCATCTTATCTTCCTTTCTAGAATCCTAATTGTAATCTGGACATACTTCTTACTTTTCCTTGTTTCTTCATGTCCTTTTCCATTGCATAACGCACCATATCAATTGTGTGATTATCTTTATCTTGTAATCGTGGTCGCGGGTTTCCGTCTTTGTCCGTTTCCCAATCAGCATTTTCAAACTCTTTTAACGTGTTAGGGCAACGTTTCGGATCAATAACGATTGCGTATAGATCGCCTAGCCATTCTGTGCCGTACTCAACGCTATCTGGCCCTTTTTTAGCGCCTTTAACCTTTCGTATGTCATGTTCATTCTTTAACTCGGCTATAGACTTCGGCTCGGCGCTATCACATGTTATTTCAATGTCCTGGTATCCCTTTTTCTTGATCCATTCAGCCAGCTTTCTATTAGATATTTGAACGCCGTATAATTCATCGAATATGTATAACGTGTTCTTCTTTTTATCAAAGTGCATACGGCCAAAAGCTAGCGGATCGGTTGCATAACCAAAATCGACACCTTGACGAATGTTATCAAACTGACTAATCTGTTCGTCTGTTATTTCAGCGCTAACAATATTATCGAATGGTACAACGCCAGACCCTATTGCTTCACCGAGATATTCCCAGCGATATTTTAGCGGGTTCATTTCCTTTTCAATTTCAGCTTCTTCATAGAATGCCTTTGTTAAATGCTTGTTATCTAAATACGTTGAATGATTTACGTGTGTGTTATCTGGTATGAAAGAACTGTTATATTTCTTGTTCAGCCAGTGCGCACGGCGTTTAGGTGGGTTGTAGCTGTAGAAGAATGTATATTCATAGTTTGGTAACTCTGGTCTATGCTCTGGATTGATTTCGAATTCACCACGTAGCACCGACTTTTCAATGATAGATATTTCTTCTTCCGTTCTAAACTCGCCAATTTCTTCCACCCATAAGCCCATGATAGGGAATTTAGCGTCTTTAATAGACTTGATCCTTTCTGGTTCTTCACATCCGAGAAAATATATCTTATTTCCTCTGGGCTTGTATTCGATCACCAGGCGTGACGGAATGCAACGGAATAGATGACTAATGTTTAATATCTCCATTGCTTCTTTTAGCTGTTCAAATACCGATCTAACAACTGTATTCTGTACTTTACGTAATACCAGCCAACTAATCGGATATTCCATAATGTCCATCAATATGCGGAATGGTATGAAGTAACTCTTACCTGAAGCACGACCACCTTTCAATACATACCGCAGGTGTTTCTTCATTTCTGATAGATAATAGACTTTCTTGAAACGCGGTGAAATAACGTTTCTCATGTCAATATGATCAACGTTTTCGTTCATGCTCTTCCCGCGCTTTCTTTTCGTATTTGTCTATTAGCGCCATCGGTACAGTTACTATCAATAACGCAGAGAGAGTTAGTAGCAAGCCTTGATAGTTTTCAATCATTAGCATTCACACTCTTCATAATGTTTTCCGCACTCTTCGCACGTATTACCAATAGAACCGTTGATAATAACTTGTGCAACACCTTCAATTTCGTGTTTTTCAGTCCATAGTCGATAACGTTTACCCAATTGGACAGCAGCATCTTTCCGTTCTCCAATTGACGGCTCTATATCACTGATAACTTGTTCACCCATGCCCACACCCCGTAACGTCTTTCCTGTTGCTTCTCCGCGCATTACCGATGTAAGAAACTCTAAAACTTCATTTGCATCAGCAATACGTTTAGAATCCACGCCAGCCATGTGAGAATCAATATATACTGAAACATTAACATTCGCTAACAGACGAGAAGAACCAGCGGTAATAACCTTTTTATTATCGCTCTTGTATCCCGCCCGCATGTAAGCTTCTGAAGCGTTCCCTGTTTCAATGTAATAATCCGCGAAACGTTTTTGACGTTCGTTTAATTCATGCATGTTACCACCTCTCAATATTTAGTTATACGTTCTTCTTTTCAATATAACTCATATCGTTTAATAAAATTGAATATTTTCCATCATTGTTAAATAGATTTAAAATAGGTTACACATTAAGTGCAACCTATTTCTTTTTATATCCTCCTTCTGATAAAGAAAAGAAACAGAAATGGCGAAATCTCTGCTTCTCAACTTGTAACTATAAAAGATAAAAGCCCACGACTGGAATCGAACCAGTATAACTATAATCATTGACGCTTCCCAGACATTGCCCCAGGTGTTTAATTATTCGCGTTACCAAGTTGCGTACATAGGCACGATAAAGGGTAATTAGCCCCTTCAATCGGTTTATAGTCCGTAGACTCGCAATTCATACCGTTATCGTACTTCATGCAATTTAAGTGATGTTATATTCGCTTAGTTATCATATTTTGCAGCTTCATTGCTGCTCTTTTATGATATTTAACTACCAATTGTTTGATAATAACCTTTGATAGTTATTTCACTTTTAAGGGAAGTGATTACCCGTTTTGTGTTTATAAGTCAGTAATCAGGTATCTGAAAACAGCTTAAAAGGCTTCCACGCCTCATTAAACGCATAAGAGAAAAAGGAGGACGGCTCTATGCCCAAAGCCGCTGTTCACCGTTCCGCACAGCAAACATAAAAAACTCTTATACGCTTAATGAGAAGAAGAAGAACTTCTCATATATGTGTTGGATTCAATAAATGCAGAAACTCTACATCAAGTAATAAAAACTACCTTTACTAACTTTTACAAGTAGATATTCAATAGTTTTATTTGAAGTTATTCACTTCTTTGAAAGTAGGAAGGATTTTAACCTTCTATGCATTGCAATGCTCATTTTTATTCTACTCTCAAAGAAGGGAAGAACCCTTCTCACAATTTAAAGGAGTTTTTACAATGTTTAAAACAAGTATTGAAGTAAGCAAGTTTATCAAAACAGATAGATTGGAAAGGTGTTATAATCCCCCTGGAAGGTACAAGTACGGTTATGTGTGAGCAAAGTAGGTACTTGAAAGATTAACGTTCTTTTGGAGGTGAACAAGTTTTCAGTACGCCTTATACCTTCCAGGCAGCTTACAGACTGCCTTTTTTGTCAGTTCATTCAATCAGCGTGTCCACTGCTCAAACTAATGACGACCCATTGTGATAAAGACCTGTTAGTTAAAACAAGAAATCAAGACTATTTACATAAACTTAGAACATTTCAGAACAAAGGATAATTTATGTATCTACACTAGTAAGAATGTGAGTAATTACCATGTATCAATAAGAGCAAGGAACCACGTTTATAAAGAAATAGAATAATTTGTATGATACAAAATTTATTTTTATTTACGCGTTTTCCGACGCTTGTAAGATATCCTCATGTCTTACAGTTACTATTGTATAACGTTCCAAATCTATTTAACAAAGATTGTCTAATGATATCTATTGCGTTTTTCAGAATAGGTTGAAAAGCTTTTTGAAAATAAAAAAGAGTCCTCAGACTCCCCCGTTGCTTTCGCCTTCTTTATATTCAGTATAAGTAGGTAAATTAAAATATAGGATAGACTCTATTCTCGCTATATCTTCATTATACTTTTTGCAATAAGCCATCATTATTTTCATCATATCGAACTCACTTAATTTATCTTCATAAATGTAAACATTATATGTATGTTGCAATTGTTTAAAATCTTTTTTTTGTCCATTATTTTCTCCTTTTCCTCTTAAACCTTGATATCATGCATTTGTTCACTGTTTTTAATTGTTTTCTTAAAAGAATAGAGTTGTCCTTAAACCGTTAAAATATATGATGGTTTCACCTCGTTCTAAAAAACTTAAAACATTTAAGGTCAAAAGAACGAGGAAAGCACAATATTAAGACTTTCCTCTAAACCATTATACATAAGAATCTAGGAACTCATTTACTATTTTGTATCGTTGAAAATAGACAACATTTGTTAAATAGAATTGGATTGCGTAAAATTATACATCTTATTTTAATAAGTTAGCCCATAAAGTCTATTTCCACAATGAACATCACAAAAGCCATACTTCACTTGATACCCGTTTCTCGATCCCATTCGTTCCCTGCATTGCTCACAAAATATAGGTATCTTAGTAAACATATAACGTTTGTTTTTATATTGGCTCCAATCACTATCACTCATAATCATTTTTTTACCCATTCTCTCATTTCCTTGATATCTTTCATACTAGGTTTATTTGTTCTTTTCGGCAACTCTACTTTAATTTATCTCATTAAAAACACCCCTCATGCACTTCAAATATAGAATAAATACTAATCTCTTTATCTCGTTTATCTAGTGGTTTCCCACACTCTAAACAAGGATATTGTTTACCTTTCGTGAAATAACGTTTAATTCTCGTTCTTCTATTCATCCTATCTCCTCCATATAGCCTTTTGTGCTAACTCACGTTGTTTAGCTGTTGTTTTTTTATCTAATCCACCATGATAAACATAACGGAACATTACGAACGTTTTAGTTAGGTCCCAGTCTTCTATTTCTTCACGGCGCTCCCATCCTAATTTATCTGTTAAATAGACTTTCATGTGATACATATGCCTTTCATCCTGATAACTCAATGGAATTTCCACCCTTCCTTTTTATCAGGTGTAACAATAACTAACTGTATTCCGTATTTAGATTCAAATAAGTGCCTTCTTAATGACAGGTCACGCGGTATAGATTTGATAGAACCTTTAACTTCAAATGCAATTTCTTCACCTGCCATTAAACATACGAAATCAGGCGTATAACGTTTTTCTCTGACTTTCCTAACACCTTTCTTATTAACGATGCTAGGTATTTCATAACCGTCTAACAGGTGGTATCTGTTATGAATTTCTATGCGCTCGGCTAATTTATTGTTTTGTAGATAGATATAAAAATCACGTTCTGTAATAGAATCAAATTCTTTTCCGTCATACTCTACTTTTGTAGACATTACACGCCTACGTGGTAACTTTTTAATCTTAAATTGACCTTCTATATCAAAATGCTTCTTTAACTCTTTCCGCGCCTGTTCCTTGCTTGTGAAACCATCCACAACGCTGTTCTCATTACCGTTTGCCGCTATAATAACCGCATACTCGTAATGTAAAACGTTTTTATCCCTCCTTTCCCTTATCTCGAATGTTAATTGACCTGTAGCATTGGTCCACGTTTTATTCAGTTTCAATTTTCATTCTCTCCCCTATAAATCTAGCTACGTCCACAGTTAGACCATTCCCAGCCTGTTTGTATAATTGATTGCTAGATGTAACTTTTTTCGCTCGATTGAAATACTCATCAGGTATCCCTTGTAATCTCCACGACTCTCTTTCTGTGAGCCACCTCATACGCCCGTCCTGGATTACGATTTGCTCACGAGAAGTAAGTAATGTTTGTGCTACCCCTTTCTCTACATGCCCACGCCGTGTCTTCGATTTAGGGTTTGATACGTTTATTGCATCACCTTCACGTCCGATATCCCATCATTCATTGTTTTGTAGCCTGTCTGACTTTCACTTCTTTTCCATTAAACTCAAGAATGCAATCGTGACCGCTTGTTCGAGTCCGATTCGCATCATGCCTACACCTCCAAAGAAATCCATAAACCTCATTTGATTTTTCCCTCGCATCTAAACACTGTTACAAATGGATCGTATTGCATAAATTTAGCCCAGGCATTAAACATATCTAATGCTTCTTTACCTGTTGGTGCATTTACCTTTACTGTTTTAAATTCGCTGCTTGCATCATTTTTGTTTACTCTAAAATTAATATGCCAATTCTTCATTTTTTCACCTTAGTTAAATAGATTTGGATATATGTCTAAAATTTTATCTCGTCTTTTTTTAAGAACCCTAACTTCTCTAAGTTCGCGTTCAGTTTGTTCTTTGTAGAACTTATGCGCTCTATCATGTTTTATAATCTTATCAGTTAACTGATTTACTTCAACTTGTAACTGTACCTTTGTTTCTTCCTTCATGCTGCAATACCTCTCTTTCTCATTTCATTTATTATAATCCTGTTCCATTTCTCTTTATTTGTACTCATATAGAACATTAAAAGCCCCGAATCATCTTTCCACTTTATCTTTCCATGCTGTAATAGTAAGTCTATGATAACGATTAAAGACATAAGTTTATCTTCCTTCGCGCTCATATAGACTTCTTTAACCGTCACCACAAATGTTTTACTCCTTATCTATAAATATATTTGTCACGGTGTCAAACGTTTGAATAAATGTTCCAGCGCGTCCGTTTCTGTACTTATCAACGATTATCTCCATTTCTTGGTATCGTTCACCTTTTGTTTCGTTGTCGTAATAGTTCTCTCTGTGTGGCATTATAATCATGTCAGCAACCTGTTCAATTTCTCCACACGCTCTTATGTCTGCCATTGTCGGGCGCTTGTCTTCTCTGTTTGTATTCGCTCTGCTCAACTGCACTAGTAGAATGATAGGCACTCCTAATTGTACCGCTGTATGCTTCAACTCGCGTACGATGTGAGCGAACTTGATAATATCCTCTTTCACTCCATCTACGTTAATATGCGAAATATGGTCAATCATAAATACGTGTTTCTTGTCAGGATTATTTTTTACTTCTTTTCTCATATCCGCTTTTATCATGCGTAAATCTTTTTCTTCACTAATATCTAAAGGCATTTGACTTAAATTACCTACAGCCATTTGATACTTAGCAAAAGCCGTTCCTGGTTCGCTGTTCGTATTCTTATCGAATATTGGTAGAAATCTATTAGGATTCTTCATACAAGCTACAGGAAGTTGCGACTGTCCCGCTATCCACCTATCAATACACTGACCTTCAGGCATTTCGGCGGAATAATATTTCCCTTTGTAAATACCTTTTTGGTCCCGTTCGGCGGCTCTGCGCATACTATCCAGGGTCCACGCTGTTTTACCCATACCAGGACGACCGCCAACTATAATCAAGTCGCCTTCTTGCCAGCCATCTGTAAAGTTGTTGAATTTATCCCACCCTGTATCGACTCCTGACAAACCATCTACTTTCATTTGCGCATGTTTGTCTACACGTATAGACAGCTTTTCCATGAACGTTTCCTTACTTACTACCTTTTCTTCACTCGTTTTCATAACACTGTTTATAAAGCGTTCTGAAGCTTCTAAAACATTTCTTTCTTCAGTGTCGCTCAAAAATGTTGCTGCCAGCTTTCTAATCTCTTCTATTTCGATGAAATCAAACATTTTTCGTTGGTAAAATTCAAAGTTAGAAGTCAGAGAGCCATTTGACATAACCCTCATAACATCTTTAATTTCTAATTCACTATGACTTATAATCATTTGCGGGTTGATATCAATCTCTTTATCATTTAATTCGCAAATTGTTTTATAAAGTTCTTTGTTCTTACTGTCCAGGAAATGCTTTTGATTCAAACGACATTCGTCAATCAAAGTATTATCCTCTAGCATTGCTTCCAGGACGCTTATTTCCATTTCCTCATGATTTGAGTATTTAGTTGCGATCATTCCATCACACCTTTCATCATTCTAGCTTGTTGGATTGCTCTGAAGTTCGCCGCGTCTACATCATTGTTAATACTAAATATATCAATGAATAGCCCTATAAAAAAACAGTTAGCTGTAAATAATTTTGTAATCGCGCTAATAAAGTTCCCTGTATAGAACTTGTACGCTCCGAACACTCCTAAGAATAACCATAATAACCAAGCTGTACTTTTTTGTTTCAATGTAATTCCCTCGGATGTATGTAACAGTCATCGGCTTATAGGTTAACGATTGCCCAACTTAATGCATAACCTGCCGCCCATAAAACTGCTAACATACCTGAACTGACAAATAAAGCTTCTTTAAAGTCTTCTTTAATCATTATCAATTACCTCTTGCATATCTATCGTTCTCTCGTAATCACATTCTATAAGTTCGCATTCAAAATGTGCTTCTTCTCCATCAAAATGAATGTATAAGCTGTTGCTACATTTAGGACAAGATAAAGCTGTTGGTTCCCACATAATCAATTCCCCTTTCCTTTCACAATGCTGTATTCTATTTTGAATCCACGGTCAAAATCTATTGATTTACACCAGACAATAAAGTCATTCATTGACTCGACACTTTCGTTTTCTTGTGTATCATAGTATTGAATCTTTCCGCTTTCTAAATCGACTTGTTTAATAAATTGCGCCATTATGCTAACCACCAATCAGTGTTTAAATCTTCAATAATGTCAAACAACGTATTCTTGCACACACGATTGTTAGCCCTTTCAAAATCTTTAGAAAATACATCTTCTGCAAGAGCTACAGCCTTACGCGGCTGCACCCCAACTCTTATTCCAGCGCCCATTAATACCTGAATAAATTGCGCCCTAGTTTCCACTACTTCACTAACTGCTTTACGGATAGCTTTTATAATTTCGTGTTTTCTCATTGTATATTTCTCCTTTTAAGTTAAATAGAATTAGATTTATTCGGTTAACTTGCTATGTATCATTTCTAAACGCGGCTGATCAGTGCCGCCGATACTTCTAAAACGCCTTGCATACTTTCCTGAAACCGAATAAATCTCAAAGTGTAGTTTCTTTTATTACTTCGTTAACTCACTTCTGTGATACGCCATAAAATACCGCTATATCTTTCACACTTACCATCATATCCACTCGAAACCAATCAGGTTGTAATTCCATTACGTTCGGTCCTTCAAGTTCAATATAGTTAAATAGATTTGGTTATTCAGCCAATTCAAGTTGATCAGGTTCAAATGGAGCCTTTTCTTTTTCCTTGATTTCCTTGCGTGGACCCCCAGCCTTTTGTAGAACATCTACTTTCCAATAGTCCTGTTCAATTGTTGTAATGTGTTTAAAGCCTTCATTACCTAACTTTAAAACCAATGAACCGCGTTCTTCTCTATGTTTACGATCATACATGTTGTATTTAATCGTTGTTACCGTTGTTAATTCATCTATATGTTTTGTTTGCACTTCTACCTTCATTTTCGTTTCCTTCCAATTAAGTGAGTGGCTTTTCTTGTCCATAACCACCCAGGCATTTAATTACCTTGTCCTTTTGACAAGATTTATCTTACACCACTTTTTTAAACATGTAAACCAATATATTAAACTTCTTACCCAATTAGTTAAATAAATTTGGAATTGACTGTATCTTAGCCTAATCCGAAATCTATTATATTTTATTTAAAACAAACTAGGACGCCACGCCTTAGCGTAATTAATGGCTTCTTCAAAGTCTTTTGCTGCAATATCTCTGTAACTAGAAACAGCGAATGCGTTCTTTAAATCTTTACCAAACTTAGCATACATTTTCCTTTTTGTATCATAGACACGAATCCCTCCGAACTCTTCCCACATCTTTTCAACTCGTTGCATTTTAATATTGTTTAAAACTTGCTGCTGTCCATAATCAATAGTCATAGTGTTCCGTAATATTGCAACGTTACTTTCTACAGTAGATAGACGTTCTTCAGTATCTAGTGAGTTCGCCATTAATAATTTAATCTGATCAATTGGTTTTAGTTGTTGTGGTTGTTTAATGTGTTCTTCCATACGGTTAAACTCTTCTATATAAGCCATTTTAAATTGAAGTGCTTCTTTGCCATTGAATCCCATAACAAGCAAAGTGAAGCCGTCTTTTGTTAAGTCGTATTTCAGTTGCTCTCTATTGAAACTATCTTTGTAAGAGGTCGGCTGAAAAATCAGCTTACCTTTTTCTCCTAACTCGGAATGTAAATTATGTATTGATTGGATAACATTTTTATGCTGTTTTCCGAATACTTCAGCCACCATTAAAGAGTCTGTTACCGCTTCATTGTTGTTGTTTAAGAATACTAAGTTTGTCATTTTGCTTACCGCCTTTTTATTTATTTTTATTTTAATTTCGTTTAATAAATTTGGATTTGTAGAGACTACTCATCCATTGAATAACCTACCATAATGTTATTTCAGCTCCTTGTTTAGCTTCTGCTACTTTTTGTTTCACTTCGTCCATACGTTTATATTCTAAGTATCTTTCATCATTTAGGAAGCCTTCTAACATCTTTATATACTGCATATCTTTATTCGTGCATTCTTCAGCGTATTTAGTTACACCATATAGAATTACCTCATGACTATGATGTTTTGCTCTAACTTCATTATATCTCTGATAAGCTTTAGGTTTGTTTCTTTTTTTAGGATATACAGACCATACTTCTTCAAATTCAGGAGAATAAGTTTTCTTGTTTCTTTTCGTTTTAACATCTTTAACGTTTATATTAGAAGTAGTTTCTGTTATTCTCTGTGTAGTCTCTGGTAATGGTTTAATCATATTGAGCATATCCAATTGTTCATTTTGATTAGTTGCCATTTTATCATTTTGATTAGATGGATTACTCAATCTTTTATAGTCGATAGAATACCATTTTGTACGGTCGATTTTTAATTTATTATAGTTTCCCACCAGCAATAGCCCACTGTTTTCTAACTTTGTGAATGTGCGTCTTATAGTTGCGATTCCCCAAAAAGGAAATTGTTTCTTCCATTCTTCTGCTGAATTGTAAATCCATTTACGCCCATCATATTCATGATTAGATTTCTGAAGCCAGTAATGTATTTGCTGCACTATAATAGCTTCATTTAATCCAATCTCCACCGCTAAAGACGGTAATACAATTAATGGATGTTCATTTAATAAGTTGCTCATTGTGATTCTCCTTACTTGCTTTTAATCTCTTTGTAAACTTTGTACCCTACCTGGTCTTTGTAAACTACGCCTTTGTTACTTCCCATTTCAAAGGTTAAATAACCGTCACTAACTAACGCGCTTAAAGCTTTTCTTACACCCTGTTCCGAAATAATATCCTGGGATTCTTCTATTAAAATTCTAACTAAAGCCGCTTCGTGTAGTTCTATTTCTTTAGGGTAAAGATCACACAAAAGATTATGAACGTAATTACGTTTAATCCCCTTATTAGAAAGGTATTCAACATGAATGTTATTGTCAGGATTCACACGCTCTTTTGTGAGTTTGAAAGAAGGTTTCCTATGTTGACCTGCTCCTTTTTTTAAAACTCCATATCCAGTGTCATGAAGCTTCTCAACAGTATTCTTAAAATGTATTCTGTTGTCCATGTATTCAGGTATTCCAGGTAGAATACTTTCTTTGTAATCAATCACGATTTCAGGACCTTCAACCTTCGAACGTTCATGAAACCTTTCTAATAATATTGCTGCATGTACAGAAAGTGTTTCCTGTGCTACTACTGAACTGAACCATATATATTTACTCATGCTGTTACCTCTGCAATTTTGAACTCAATTCTTTTACCACTTATTCCACTTCCCTTTTTCATTTTTGTTGCATCACGTTTTAACAACTCGCCTTTTCTAAACATGCTGTTTAGTGCCGCATTAGCTGCGTCTTTTGTAAAAATACCTTCAGATGCATCGCCTACTTCAACAGAATTCATCCAACCACCATGTTCATGAAGGATTGTCAGTATCAGCATTCTTTTGGGTGAAAATTGACACTTTAAAGGAAACTTCAACAAATTATTATCAGCTTGAGGAGTTTTTTTGCACATTCTAAAACAGAACTGATTTTTATTAGGATGTGAAGAATATGTAAACAAGCCCGTGTCCCTAACTTTTCTCAATGCCCTTTCAGTTGCTAGTGGTTTAATCCCCATTGCTTCCTCAAATTCTGCACCGGTAATTGTTACCTTCTTTTTCCCTTCTAACTCACAAATATCCCTAATGTATTCCGCTAATAAAGCCGTTGTTAAACTCGCTTCTTTTGCTAATTCAGTGTTAAAATATAGTTCATTCATTGTATTTCCTCCTTTTTAGTTGAATAGAATTGGATTAATTAACTTTAATCATCATGCATTCATAATACATAAGTTCTTTTAACATTCTTGTTCTTATTCCAACATCGCTATTATGTCTAGAAGACTGGTTAAAACGTCTTCTATTTAAACCAACGTTTTCGTTACGTCTAGTTTCAATAACTTGATAGAATTGTGTTTTAAAATCATACCCGCGTTCTAGAAGTGCATTAGTTTTCTTAATCAGTTCCGGAACTGTCGCACCCGTTACAGCAAACGGCAAACCTTTATCATTCGCTGGATTCGATTTACCTCTATTAGAATAGTTTCTTACAACTGTCTTCATTGTTTACACTCCCCAGGATTGTAATAAGTCTTTAGCTTGCTGTAATAATGAAGGGTCTTTAGTATACGGAACCCAACCTACAATATTTTGTGCTAATACTTCATTAACTTCTGTTTCTGTTTTTCCGTGTTTCTGTTCTAATGCTTTTCGTTTTGCATAAACTATTTTCCCTAACTTCTCCTTATCATCATTACGAGAACCTACATTAGCCTTTTCGCTAATAGTCTTTTTGCCGCCTTCTGTATCTTCAGGTAAGTCTTCGCCCGCGTATATATAAAGACCTAAACCGTGTAACGCGATAGCTTTAACCAGGCAACGTTTCTGATTTTTATTTAGTTCAAACGCGTTAGGATTTGCAATAGGTTTATTTCTGTGATCAAGCACAGGTAACATTTCTGTTTCTGTATGTCCATGAATAGTAACCGATACTTGAACAAAATAACCATTAGGCGTTTTAAGATAAGGTACTTGAATATCATGATTTCCTTCATACGGGAACCAGTGAATTTTTTGTACTGCAAACTGATCAATTTTTTTGGTTTCAGCCCATGCCCACGCCCATGAAAGATAAGTTAAATTTTGTTTCTTTTCTACTACATCATTTACATTGATTCCAAACATTCTTTTGAAGCTATAAAGTTCTTCATCTGTTACCCCCACTTCATCAGGTTTGACTTCTTCAACCGCATTTTTTTCTTTAGTCATTTTCATTTCCTCCAATTATTTAATTTGTAATGTTTTAGTTCGTTTTGTTGTTACACCTTCTATTTGAATACCTTTTTTAACCGCATCTAGCAATTGCTTTCTATCTAATGAGGGTTCAACTGACTTGTAATACATTTGCGGTATTTGAGCACCTTCAGCTATGTCTAATGACGGTGCGTTAGTTCTGAATTTAAGTGTGAGAGTTTCGTTTTTCACTTCATCCATTTCAGCCGCTTTTAATGATTGTTCTAAGAATGAATGTAAGTTTTTCGCATTATTTTCTAAAGTTCTTCTTCTTGCCGCTAAACGTTTTTCTTCTATTTTAATAGTTTCTACGTTTCCCTCAATAGATTTGATGATGTAAGCCGTGTTTAAAGCCTTTTGTTCAATAGCTTCTTCAACCGCTTCTAATGTATCTTGAATCACTTCAGGGTCTACTCCGTCAGTAATCATGTTTTGAATGTTTAAAAATTGACCAGTTAAATTATATAAGTTCATTTTATTTCCTCCTAGAATTCAATATATTTGTTTGGTTTACCAGTGATAGTTGATAGAAGTAAATGTAGTTGCACTGCTTCAGCCTTAACTTGAAAGTTACTTCCGAATAACTTTTCGTTTTTAGCTATTGTTTCAAGACGTATATTTATTTGACGTTCAGCTAAATCAAGACGTGCTTGCATGCATTCTTTTTCGAAATTTTTCATTACCTAATCAAATCCTTTTTGTAATTTTCAGATGATACAACTAACTTTTTAGCTCCCATACCGCCACTATGTAGCACTATGTCACCTGTTCTATGACCTTGCACAGCGACACAATCAACAAACCACGTTATTTCCCTGTTTCTATATTCAACCGCTAGGTGATCACAACCCACATCCCAAGCTTCTTGTAATGTGGGTTGTTTATGAATTTCAATTACCTTTTCAACTACTTTAACTTCAGGTTGTTTAGTGCAGTGACGTTTCTTCTTAGCCATTAATAACACGCTCCATTTTTCTTAATTGTAATGTTACTTGCTTCAACTCTTCATTGACTTCTCTTTCTTTGTCCAGCCAGTGAAGCATTGATTTAGCATAACCTCGCGTAACCTCTAAAGGTTCGTTTCTCGCCTTCCTTGCTTGCATTTGCACTAAACGTTGATTAGCAATGTAACTGTTTTTAGCTTGCTTTAACTCTATTACTCGTTCCCTTAATCTTTCGACTCCCATCGTCTTCTCCACCTTCGTTAAATAAATTTGGATTATCTTGTATGAACTTTATGATCGGTTTCAAAAATTGTTGCTGCTGTTCGGTTGTTAAAATTAATTTTTTCATTCAGTGTACCTAACTCCTTACATAACTTTTAGTTTGGTAGAATAATTGTGATTAGTATATAAATTATTATATCCTAATTTGTTAAATAAAAATGGATTTCAAACTAACATAAGTTGTCGCACACTAACAGCAAGTGCAAGTGTTACCTTGCTAAAAACTCGCTTTTCACTTGTTTTATGTAATCTTCCTCTTTGCCATAATAAAGCTTGAATGGATCAATATAATAAATGTCAGCCAGCTTCTTAGCAATTTCCATTTTAATTTTAGAAGTATCGCCTTCTAACTTTTGTAAGGTATTATAGCCAATACCAGCCGCTTTTGCTGCTTCTCTTAATGATAAACCTACGCGCTGACGCGCCAATCTAAAAGTTAACTCCATGGAACTTCCCCCACTATTCTATTATTTTTGTAACATAGTGATGTTCAAATATCCCAATATCAGATATGTAAACAGACCTCGCTCGATACGAACACTTGTTCACCTCTGCTACATGAGTAATCTTACCATGCAAAAAAATCAAATGCAATACTTTTTTGTCCAAATTTATTTAATTTTTTGGGTAAAAAGTTCATTTTTATGAGTGAAAAGTATAGATTTTATTGTTCTTTCTATTATATAATGAATTAAGTAATACTGAGGTAATAACAATAGATGCCAAAAGGAGAAATTTACTATGCCTAGAAATTTCAAGACCGCCAATGATGATATGATGGCTAAAAAAATGAGTGAAAACATTAAAACCTTAATGAAAAGGAAAGGTTTAAGACAAATTGACTTATCTGATAAGACTGGTATAAAACGTTCTACTATAAGTAATTATGTTAATGGAAAAACAATAATACCGATGGTTGCCCTACAACGTATAGCAAATGCATTAGGAGTTACTAAGTCTGAAATCGTTGAATTAGATGAATCCAAAACTATTGAAGTAATTGGGATTAAAAAGGTTCCTGTATATGATGCTATAAAGAGTGAATTTGGATCCACTTCATTTAGTGACCCTATTGAATATATTGATACTCCTTTCAGTTGGATTAGTGAAGGTGACTTCTTCTATATAAATGTAAAAGATAATTCTATGCCTGGTATATTTGAAGGTCATAAAGTTTTAGTAATGCAAACATCAAGTTTAGAAAATGGGGATATGGCTCTTGTTTCTGTAAATAATGAAATTATAATAAGAAGAATTTATAAAGATGGTAATTCAATAACATTAGATTCAATTTATAAAAAAGATATTATAGATGATAGGAAAACACTATTTTCGATAATTGGACGTGTAAAGAAAGTTATTGGTGATTTCTAATGAGATGCGCTATATATAGAAGGGTCTCTACAGATGAACAAGCGGAAAAAGGATTCTCTTTAGAGAATCAGAAATTAAGACTTGAATCCTTTGCAACTTCTCAAGGTTGGGAAGTTGTTGAGGATTATGTTGATGATGGTTTTAGCGGAAAAGATACAAATCGACCTGCATTACAAAGAATGTTCAGTAATGTTGATAAATTCGATGTAATACTTGTATACAAATTAGATAGATTTACTAGATCAGTTAAAGATTTAAACGAGATGTTAGAAACAATAAAAAAAAATGAAATAGCTTTCAAAAGCGCTACAGAATCTATAGATACCACTACCGCAACAGGACGAATGATATTGAATATGATGGGAACAACCGCACAATGGGAACGTGAGACGATTTCAGAAAGAATAAAAGATGTATTTGGAAAGTTGAGAGAAAACGGCATTTTTTCAACAGGTCATCCACCATACGGTTATAGATGCAGTGGTAATAAATCAATTGAAATAGTTGAAGAACAAGCGGAAATGGTACGCTATATATATGAGCTATCCAAGACCATGGGACTATTTAAGATTTCCGTGGAATTAAACAGGAAAGGTATTAAAACAAGGCGGAATAATAAGTTTGGGCAGTCGGCGGTAAAAAGAATACTGCACAACCCTTTCTATTGCGGATATATGGAGGTTGATAACAAATGGGTTCCGATTAAGAATGAAGGTTACACGCCTATAATAAGTGAAGAAGAATTTAAGACGACTCAAAAAATATTAACGAAACGTACTAAGGCACAGACAAGATCGAGAAGCGTTTCTTATTATCCGTTTAGTGGAATTGTACTTTGTCCTGAATGTCAACGGGCAATGAGGGGCGATAGAGCTAAATACGGCGATTATTATTATCGTTACTATCGCTGTGTATACGGACGAGAAAATATTAATTGCACTAACAGAAAGCGAATTAGAGCCGAACAAGTTGACAAAGCTTTTGCTGAATACATTTCAAGGTCTTTTGAGAATACTACAATAAAACTAGATTCCAGAGATATTAAAAGCGATATAGAGTATGAACTGAAACACTTAGATAGTAAGATAGAAAGATTGAGTGATATCTATATAGAAGGAGATATCACTAAAAGTAAATACAATGAAAAAATGAACTCCCTTCTAAATGAAAAAGAGAAATTAAAAAAAGATTTGACATCATGTAAGGAACATGTTGACGCCGAATTTGTTCGGAATCAAATAAACAAACTGGAAAGTATTTGGAACTTAATAGACGATAAAACCAAATCCGAATCTATAAGAAGTATTTTTGATACTATAAAAATAAAACAAGACAAGAATACGGTGACTATTATGGATCATACCCTACTTTAATTTTAGGTTAATGGTCCATTTCCTCTATGATACGCCCTTCCGAAAGCTGATACTAACGACGTTACACTTGCTTCACCTTGTTTCACGCACATACACTCTCCTTCATTTTCACAACAAAAATAGGGTTCCCCTGGCCAGGAGAACCCTATTATACACCTTATTTTTATATTGGTAAATTATAGCATAAATAAGTTTTTTTGTCAAGTTTTCAACCTACTAACGCTCCAACAATTTGTGTAATCTCTAGCAGGAAGACTTCGATCTACACCGAATATTCCAGTTTATAACAACACAAATGGAGGGCGTCATGAAAAGATTAGTCATCATTACAGTAGGGAAAACACACAGTGGAAAAACTACATTTGCAAAAGAGCTAGAAAAAGAGTTACCTAATTCTTTTATTATGGACCAGGACAACCAAGCTGAATTTATTAACACACATTATGAAAAATTACAGCCGACAGAAGGTTCAAATATACTAAAGCACAGTCTTTCAAAATTCATTGTTGATTATGCGAAAGAACATACAAATTTACACCTTATTATTTGTAACTCAAATCGCAGTAAAAACGGAAGATTCTATTTACTAAACGAAGTATTTCCACAAAATGAATATATACGCATACTCGTTCATTTTGCCATTCCAGATGATGTACTTTATGAAAGAGTAGGCCTTAGTAAACGAAGTACAAATATTTTTAGGGGAAACTATTCCAGTTTCAAAGAAGTCCTCCACCGCCAACAAGTTAAATCACTACATGAAGACGTAGTAGATCCTATAGAAAATGAAGATGATTATTTGTTTGTTATTCGTAACAGTAAGGATGTAAACTCTACTATATTAAAAATTGTCCATCTTGCTAAAGAGTTCTCCCCTACTCCAAAATAAGAGACTATAAAAATTACATAATCATAGATTATTATGCAAATACTTCCTCTAGACGGCGCAGATGGTATATAATGATGGAAGAATCTACTTCTATATGCTCATTTTTACACAAAACAGCTCATGCATATGAAAGAAAAGAGGTACAAAAATATGAAAACAAAACAAACAATCGCTGCGTCTACACTAGCTTTAGCAATGATTGCTGGCGCAAACTCTGCTCATGCAGAAGTAAATGATGCTACTCCTCAGCAAAGTACGGGAGATCGATTAGCTGAAATTAAGCAACATAAACAAGAGTTAGATGCGAAATTACAGCAACACAAAGAAAACGTGGATCAAACATTAAATGAACTTAACAAAGTTAAGGAAAATGTTGATACTAAGGTGAATGAACTACATGAACGTAAACAAGTTGCTGATGAAAAGATTAACGAAGTTAAACAGCATAAACAAGAACTAGATGCAAAACTTCAGCAAGACAAACAAATCGCCGAAGATAAAATTGCTGAAATTAAAGAGCATAAAAAACAAGTAGAAGATAAAGTTGCTGAAGTAAAAGAGCATAAGCAAAATATCGATAACAAAGTTAATGAGATTAAAGAACATAAACAAACTGTCGATGAAAAAGTGAATGAAATGAAGCAACATAAAGAGAACATTGATCAAAAGGTTAATGAACTTAAGGAAGTTAAAAAACAAGTAGATGAAAAATTAGCTGAGTTAAAGAAAGCGAAACAAACTGCTGAAGACAAACTCGCTGAACTAAAAGAAAACAAGCCGAATACTGGTAACACGTTAGCGGAACTTAAGAAAATTAAAGGCAATTTAGACAGTCTTTCCGCTAACTTAGAACTAGCTAAACAAGATGTAAAAAACAAACTAGCTGAATTACAAAAGGCTAGAGAAGATTTACTAAATAAAATTAACGAAATTAAACAATCGAAACAAACTGTTTCAGACGATTTAACAAAGAAAAAACAAGACTTAGATATTAAAATCAACGACTTTAAGCATACTGAGAAAAAAATTGACGACAAATTAGCTGAGTTACATACAACGAAGCAAAATGTTGATAACAAGATTAATGAAGTATCACAGTCTAAACAAACGCAAACAGATAATGGTACTAAAAACAATAACGCTAAAGAACTTCCTAACGCTGGTAGCGAGCAATCAAACAATATGGCTCTAGGAATGCTATCTGTATTAGGCGGGATTTTATTACTTACTCGTAATAAAATTAAAACGTTATTCTCTAAATAA